GGGGAGAGGATTACCATCAGTAGCATATTTAGATTTCTTTCTTATTCGGTGATTGTGTAAACTGGCCAGCCAAGTAATAGGATGTCTTACAAATGCAAAAGGTTTTTTATCTCCTAGCTCTTCCCATGTTGGTGCGTAGTGTTCTGTATTCTTTTGACCAAGAAATCCTTCATCATATTCTTTATCAGTGATTGTTGTGATGTTGTTTAAATGTTTTTTAATCCATCTGCCACCACACTTAGGTGTGTGAATAAAACAACTTTTAGTTAGGAAAAAGGCCATTAGCTTGTGTAAATTTAAATAATAGTTTGCCCCATCTTTCATGTCCGGCTGGATTAGGATGTGCATCGTTTGGCGCCTTCCCAAGACCATGTTTAGCAACATATTCAAAGTGCGATTGGCAATAATCCTCATTGTGAGAGTATCTATGCTCAGGCGAAGACCTGTTGGCTAGTTGCATTTTTATTTTTTCTTTAACAGATGCAGAGGAATCAAAATGGAAGAAATGTTTTTTATCAATTTGATCTCTCAATATTTTCAGTTGCGGACGTTCAATATCATTTACTTTATCAACTGGGCAGTCGTTAGTCAAAGCATGATACATCACGTATGGTATGTTGTGGGCTTTGAAAAAATATTGTAGAGTCAAAATTTGTGTGTAAAGTTTTACAGCGTGTGTCAGTTCTAAATCCATACCTCTTTCGTCAATTCCGTATTGTAAAAAAAAACGTCCGGGCTCTGGTGGGTCAGCTTTTGCTAAATGAAAAGTTTGCCACTGCCAATCAAAATCTTTGTTAGCTCCTCGAATGACATATGCTCCTTCCTGTTTTGTTTTAAGAATAAAGTCCCATCTATAAGGGGTGGTCCAGCCTATACTGACAGTGGTGTCTTTCATTCTTTCTGGGTTGTTGTAAAAGAATTGCATAGTGGTCTGAACTATTCTGTCATTGCCTCTACCGCCTTTGCCTAAATTGATTGTGTGATCCTGTTTTATACCATAGTAACTTGCTAACCATTGATGACAACTGTTGTGTTTTTTCTTTGCTGAAAAAGAACATCCGTTACTAAAATGATAATTTGGCATGCAAATATTTATAGTTAAATAAATTATGTATGAGATTTGATAATCCAATCACAGATCACGGATTCAATTTACCAGATGTTGCGGACTTTGTTGATGTGAAGCACGAACAAAGATTAACTGATTTGGATTGTTCAGTATACCTTGACAAACTAAAAAATTATTACAGCAATAATAGTTTACGTGAATTTAAAAGCACTCTGCATGACTTGTTAAAAAAGACTGAAAAAGAAATGCCATTGGCAGATGGAGAAGCAGAACACATTCAGAAATGGAAAAAAAGACTATTCTCATTATTTCTTTTTACTAGAAATTTTGAGCCTAATGTAAAAGCTAGGGAAGATACTTGGAGTAATATTGAAAGTAACCATTGGCATGACGACCTATACGAAAATGGATTTGCCCCTGGACATATCAAGGACACTGCTGATATTAAACATATACTAGGCACAGAAATAGATAAGTTATTAAACAAGCCAGATGCTAAAACTGATATTGGATCCTATGATAGAAGTTTACCTAAATTAGATAAATTACATCCTAGTGTACTTGTGTTATTACAAAATAAATTCAAAGAAGCCGGAATATTAGATGGAGTAAAAAAGTTTTTAAAAACAAAAAATGCTCCTCGGGTAACCAAAGCTACTCTACATATTTCAAAACCGTCTGATACTCATCTATTTCATAGCTATGAAGATTGTAAAACAATTAGTCAAACAACAAATTTACACATCGATCCAAAAGAAGGCCTTGTAAAAGCTTTGTTATATTTGGATCCTGTTGAGGACGATAATGGACCAATTTGGTTTGTAAAGACATCACATAGGTGGCAATACGATCCATTAGAAACTTTATTTGCAAGAGGCATAGCCACTGGCTGTTATTTTAACAATCCAACGGCACGGCGTTCAGTATTCAGACTACCTAAACAAATACGTAAAAGTTTTGGCTTTGGTCGTTGTTTGCAAGATGGTACACCCCAACAAAAATTATTACTGGATAACGCAGTTAGGATAACAAGTAATATTGGTAATGTAGTTTTGTTTGATGCTGGCAATGTCATGCACACAGGTGGTTGGGTAAAAAAACATCAACGTATAAATTTACAAATACAAATAACAGTATGATTGAAGGAACAAATTTTGGTGGACATTGGAACAGAGGACATGTCAATCCTAACGTTTTAAGATTTTTTAAAAATATTAAGCAGTGTAAAACTTTTTTAGATATAGGATGCGGTAACGGACTGAATGTTGCCTTTGCCAAAGAAGTTTATGAATATGACGCTTATGGTATTGAAGGGGATCCTTCTGCACATGAAAATCCAATAATAGAAAATATATTCAAACACGACTTTGAAAAAGATGGAAAATTTAATCATGATATTCCTAATATAGACTTAGGTTGGTGTGTATCTGTAAGTGAACATATCGAAGAACGAGCAGTATACGATTTTTTAGATGTGTTTAAAAAATGTAAATGGGTAGTGTTTACTTGGTGTCCTATTGGCTTTCCAGGTTATCATCATGTTAACTGCCAGGAGGCACCCTATTGGATAGAAAAATTTAAGGAAATAAATTTTTCCTATTGCCCAAAATTAACGGCAAAGTTGAAATATGACTTTGCAAAACTTGTGATGATAAAAACTCCTTACTGGCGTGATACTAGGTTAAACGCTAAAAAAGTTGGAAAAAAGTATTTGTGGTCGTGGGGCATGATATTTAAAAATGATACAATTACCTAAGCATATTTTACAGCGTAGAATATTCACAGAGAAAAGTTATCGTAAGGTAACCAACGGTTCACTGACTGCTTTGGAAAACATGGACTTGCTATCAAAGGAAAAAGAAAGTATTGATGTTGGTGCCGCGGCAGGAATTATGTCAACATTTTTTGCTAAAAAAACAAAACATGTTCATTCATATGAACCGTCACCAAGTTTTGCTGAAACAGAAAAATTAAAACAAAAGTTCAATAATGTAACAACATATAAACTTGCTGTGAGTAACTTTGAAGGAAAAGAAACATTCTTTATTGATGATAGAAGATTATCTCAAAATGGTTTTATGAATCCTGGATGGGGTAAACCTGTTGAAGTAGATGTAGTAAAGTTAGACAATCAACAACATTCTAACATTGGACTTATAAAAATAGATACCGAAGGCACAGAGCTTGACGTAATTAAAGGAGCAGATACTTTGATAAAAATAAATCATCCAACATTAATGGTAGAGATATGGGACCAGAACACTCCAAATCCAGGAATATACTTTGAACATTTAGAGTCACTAGGATACAAAATGTATTGGTATTGGACAGTTAAGAAAAAAATTATGCATTGTAAAACAGTAGATGACTGTGTGAGAGATGTAACTAATAAGGAATATCCTTCAGATGCAGACTTTATCTTTGTGCATGAATCTAAATTAGCTGACGACTACACAACCCGCCTGATACGCCCAGTTTCTATTTAAAGGTCGTACTTTACGATTGTATTGAGATATCCAATTTGTTAATGCTAAAAATTCGTGCTGTTGCCATTTACTCATTTTTCCTGATAATCTAAAATTACAAAACTCATCAAACACGATTACCGTGCCTGGCACAATTTGTTGATTTAGTTTTGATAACACTTCTATAGTAGATGAATAAATGTCTGCGTCCATGTGTAAAAAACTTATTGGACCTTTGTGTTTAGTAGTCCATAAAGGTATTGTGTCTTTGAACCATCCTTCATACAGTAAAACATGTTCTGGGACATCTGGAGGATTACATGACATATCAGCAACCACACCCTGACCATGATCCCAATCTTCTGGTAAACCTCTCCAAGAATCAAAAGCATGAATAATTTGTTTTGGGTATGCTTCTATTAGCCATTTTAGACTTCTACCTTCTCTTACGCCAAATTCACACCAATAACCATCTACAGATAAATGTTTAGTTGAATCTATTAGATGCTTCTTGATGCTTTCTTCATAATTTGCTTTAGTCAGTAAGCCTGTATATATAGGATCTAAATTAATCCATTCTGTAAGTAAAGATCTTCCAACGCCTTGTATGTTTGTAAGTAAAGTTTGTAGTTGTGTTTTAGTTTTTACAGTCTTGATTGCTTTAGGCATAGTTCTATTTAAATATATTTTTCTAGCCTAAATCCTTTTGAATCATAGCATTCAATATAATCTGAATTATTTGAATGTTTAATTGTGCCTTGACCATATACTACGTCATGGTCGCTATATGAAAATGGTTTTTTAATTGTTACATCTATGTATTGACCATTACCTATACCTAGTGTAAGAAAAGTTACATATCTACCTTTATCACCTCTGAATACTCTTCCGTTGGCCACAAGCCCAGCAAACTCTACTTTGTCCATGTATAATTCTTTTACGTACATGCCTGGCATAAATTCTTGTGAACTCCACCAACCATACTTGCGATATTGAAACTGTGGGGTATCCCACTGATCTGATTTACTTGGTGTTACAACTTCTATACCCACACGTTTTGCTTCTGTTCTGTACACCCAACGTTTGTAGGAACCGTGGCAATGTTTTAAACAAGCTTTCCAAAATTTTTCTGGATTGTGTGCTTTTTGATAAGCCAATGCCCAAATTAATCTACCTAAGTTTACAGCATGAGCACGACACAATCCAAATCCTGATAAGGATTGTAGCATAGTAATAATTTCATTCTTGCGTGGGTTGTTGCCAAGTCTTGTTATGAACTCCATAATTTTTTCTTCGTTCTTTTTTGCAAATGCTCTGCGATACATGTCTGCTTCATATTTGTCTATGTTTAGAACTTCTGATATTCTGTCAATAGCATCATCCTCATAAACAATAGCATCACTCATACGTTCCTGTGACCAATCATGAAACATGGTTGCTTTCTTACGTCCAGATATAGCAACTGGCCTTATTAGTGCAGTTGCAAACACACAGTCTTTTCTACTCTTTGGTTGTATAGCTCTGAACAGTCTTCTCATGGCTGGACTCTCTGCCTGTGTCACTCCTAGCACATCTCCTCTGCACAACAGTTCCGAGGTAGCGGAGTCCTCTTCCGGATACTCTGTTAGTCTTATAGTTGGATCTATTTCTATGAGTTGTGACAAACCACGATTGGCTAAAACATCCACCTTGAGATGTTCGAGGTCCTCTACTTCGTTTTTGTCTAGCAGTATTTGATTCTCTGCCGTGAATAAAGATTTTGGTAATTGCCTTTGAAACATTAATATTCCTCCACAGTGTTTTGATATGCATCGTTTCTTGCCTTTCAATTTGTTTTCTATACGTTTTGCTTCTGTAGGATCAACACCTACTGATTCGTATGTAAACCTGCGAGGGAGATTACCTTTAGCACCTAATCGCTTTGCCGCTTCACGTCTTGCTGACTTATCTTGATAGAGCACGTAATTGGATATTCTAGCACTACGTCCGGGCCATCGATCAAATATTCTCTGCATCACTTCTGCCTGACGATAATGGGGGAAATCTATATCGACATCAGGTAGGTCATCTCTGTTTGGATTCAGGAATCGTGCTACGGGTATTCCCCACTGCACAGGATCTACATCTGTTATGCCAAGTAGATAGCAGACAAGCGACGAGCCAGCTGAACCGCGAGTCATATGAGGTATGTCTCTGGTTATCGCTAGTATGTCACATATTTGAATGAAGTAGTCTACGAAACGTAGTTGAAGGATGAGTTGAGTTTCCTCGGCGAGCCTTTGCGTGTAATCTTCTGTGCCTGGACATTGCCTAATAAATCTATCGTACAGCCTTGTTATGTCGTTTAGTTCTTTGTCTTTTTTCATTGCCTATGTTTTGCCTGTATTGCCTTGAGCAATTTTATTTATCTACGTATATTATTATGCGTTTAGATTTTGGCGAAGTTTACTTTTTGGAATTGTTATATCTCTACGATCACAAGCGGCCTTTATAACACAAGGATCACACTCAGGCGATCTTGATTTACAAACTTTTTTAGCATGTGTAATCAACCACATATGTGCGCCATACTTGTATTTGTCAGGAGTGCTGGTGTTAACAGTTATAGATGCTTTTCCTTCATCTAAACTGTCTGCCCATCCTAATCTCCATAACATTCTAAAGACATGTGTATCAACTGCTATGTGCGGTTGACCAAATACAAAACGCATTACAATATCAGAACTTTTACGGCCAACACCAGGAAGACTCATAAGTTCTTTTTGTGTTTGTGGTACTTTCCCGTTAAATTTTTCTAATAACATTTTGCTTGTTGCTAAAATATTTTTACTTTTAGCATTGTGTAGTCCAGCTGGTTTGATAGCTTTGATAACTTCGTCTTGTGTTAGTTTGATCATCTCTTCAGGAGTATCTGCTAATGCAAATAATTGTTTACAAGCAATTGCAGTTCTGTTATCTTGTGATTGTGCAGATAACATTACACCTATTAAACTTGTGTATGCTCTACTGTAAATTTTTGCTTTAGGTTTTTTATTTGAATAATTTGGGTAACGAGCACTAAGTTTCTCGTAAATGTATTCTATATCGTTACTGTTCTTCATCTGAGTGCAATTCATTAAGTAGTTGTCTCAGCTTGCCCCCTTCAACAGTTGCTTTTACTTTGCCTATTTCATCCCCTTTAGTTGGATCCGGGACTTTAGGTTGTGCATCTGTTTTATCAACACTTACTTTTGATTTTTGTTTTAAAGAATCATATATTGTACTACGCTGTTTGTCAAACTGTTTATATTCTGGATCGTCAGCAAGATCACGTATTCTTAAACTATCGACATCAAATTCTAAATCCACTTTTTGTCCCACACCACTAGAACTTCTAGTTTTCATAAATTGTATTTGATATCTACCTCTTTCTTTCATTGCTCTTGATGTAAAAATACCAATTACATTGTCTGCTGTTTGTATCTTAGACAACCCGCCTGCTATATGCGAGTGATCAAACTCTATTTCTTCAACACTTGCTCTATTCAACTGTGATGCTGTAGCCAACAACATTTGAGATTCTACAGCAAAGTTTCTTAGTTCTTCTGACACATACTTGTCTTTAATAAACAAATCAGCCGGACTAATACGTTTGCTTTTAGGCATCATAAGATCCAAATAGTCAATAAGGATACAGTCAATTTTCTTCTTAGTTTTAAGTTCTAGTTCTTTGATATATGTCCTAACATCAAGTATAGTACTGCCACTTGGCAAATATTTTATGTGTAGCTGTCCTGATTTCTTAGCTAACATCTTTACTTTCATTTCAACATTATCTATTTCTGGAAATACTTTTTTAGTAGGAATATTAGTCATCATTGCATCTAATCTCATAGCTGTCAGTTCTTCGCTTAATTCAAAAGAGATATACACAGTATTCAAACCAGCAGTTGACCAATTCACTGCAAGATTCTGTAAGAACAAACTTTTACCTGCGCCTGATCCACCTGCAAAAATGTTTAGTTCGCCTCGG